TCACCAACAGGCACAATCATTTTACCACTATCTTTTAATTGTTTAAGTAATTCATATGGTACTTTATCTGCCATTGCTGTTACAATAATTCTATCATATGGTGCGTGTTCTTCCCAACCATTGTGACCATCAGCTACTTTAAATTTCACGTGTTCATAACCTAATTTTAACAATAATCTTTGTGTTCTTTGTGATAATTTAAAAATTCTTTCTACTGAATATACATCTGTTGTTAATTCTGCCAACACAGCAGTTTGATAACCTGAACCTGTACCTATCTCTAACACTTTGTCTAAAGGTTTAATACCAAGTTGTTGAGTCATATATGCAACCATAAAAGGTTGTGATATAGTTTGACCATAACCTATTTCAAGTGGTCTATCTTCATAGGCAAATGCCCCACCCACACAAAACTTATGTCGTGGTACTTGTCGCATTGCATAGATAGTTCTCTTGTTGATTTTACAACCCTTGTTCATAAGAGTTTTAATCATTTGGTCCATATCTCTTTTCATTAAAAATAGTTAATGTTTATATTAACTCTCCTTTGAGTATTTGTTGTGTTTGTACCAGTATGTGTAACAGATGGATCAAAAAGGATTGCTCTGTTTGCAACACTATCAATTTTGGTACCGCAATCTTTAAACTTTGTGTAGCCATCACAAGTATTTAAAGCAAGCAAACAACCATTGTGTTTATAATCTGTATCTTCGTGCCAAGTATGTTCAATTAGTTTGCCTTGATTAGGATATGAATTTATTTTTACTCTTATCAATTCTTTCACCTTTAATTTAGAGGTAATTGGGTTCATTATTTCAAATACGTTTTTGTCCTTAAAGTGTTGAAACGTTTGATTGTCGTATAACGTATGAACAAAGAAAAAATAATTACCAACTTTCTTATCTTCATTTTCTATTTCCTGTGGGGTTTTATCCCAATCATACTGGAGATGGTTGAGTACTGGTCGTTCAAAATGAAACCAAGGAAAAGCATTACCCATTATCACTTCTTGCATTTCTTCAAAAATGTTTTTATCTAAAAAATTATCTATAACTTTAATCATTTTACTTTTTTCCCTACTGACTCTCTAATTATATCGTTATGGTCAAATTCTGCCCAATATAATTCAAAAGCAATACCGTCTTCCACACCTTCAAATTGATGATATTCTCCTGGTTTAATTCTTGTCCAATCACCAGCATTTAATAACGTTTCATCTACTAGTTCCTGGTCATCTTTCCAAACTCTTACAATCATTTTACCTGAAACAACATAAAAGCCATTCCATTTATATTTGTGTTTATGTTTAGAACATTTTATTCCTTTTTTAAAATCTATTCTATGAAATTCTAACACTCCATTAGCGTGTATTAATTCTGTAGAACCCCATATTTTTCCTGACTTCATTTTAAACGTTCTTTCCAAAACTTTTTTATCTTATTATAGTTAACTGTAAAATGTTGTTTTAACATTAAATAAGTTATTCTTTCATCTTCTCTATATTTAGAGTCAGTTATAACATTTAAATTTCTATGTTCTATTTCATCTTTAGGTATTAGTATCAATTGTGCTATTGGTGTGCCTGCTTTGATTAACTCTTCTCCTTTTGTGGAGTGCCAAAATATAGGCACCATAATACTACCTATTCCCATATCACAATCTAATACTCCTGAACAAGTTGTAAATCTAAAATCATCTAGGTAAAATGGGTGCAACATTAACAGATAATGGTCTTTAGGTATTCTTACCTTCCAAGGCATATTAACTTTAAGTATTTTCTTTAATGTGTCTTTCGGCCAGTTCTCATAAAAAGGATATAAATTTCCTTCTCCGTGATGATTAATAAACTCTTCTTTTACACCTATAGTTTTATCCTCTAAAGGTACTTGCCATCTATAAATTTCATCATCACCACCAATTACATCTATCTTAACGTCTTGATGTAGTCTTACAATATATCCTTGATTTCTATAATCAATAATACCTGGACATTTTGATGTATGTCTTTGTTTTTCTTTTGATAGGTAAGGTGAATTTTCAAATTCACTTCGTTGTGTCAATGTCCCAAGTTTTTTATAATCTTGCGCCATCTTAATCATCCATTTGTGTCTGTATTCACTTGCCTTAATTATAGGCATAGTCGTTTCAACACCTGCTACTTGTGCTATAAAATCAATTTTCATTTTGGAATCCTTCACGTATTGTTTCTTTTAATATTAATTGTGCTTCTACTTCATTGTATCTTAAAAATGGTTTTAACTTTTTGAGTTTAGAGGAGATATGAGGCCAGACAACTTTTTCCTTAATTTGTGTATCCCAATCTTTGATAAACGCAATAGTTTTATCAAGTATGATGGCGGTCTGGTAGTTAATTTTTTCTTGAATAAGTAATCGTAGCATTCTTGGGTGTTGACCATTATGAACGCCCATACCACTATCAAAAGTAATACCACGCTTGTTAAAATCGTAAACAATACGACCAAGGTCACCTCGTAAATTGTAATTAAAAGATTCCCCATATCCTTTGTATCGTAAGTAGGTTTTGTGTCCTGTATCTTCAAGTAAATTTCCTATCCATTTTTTATTATTACTTGCAAAATTAGAAACAAAATAATCAACAATACTATCTTTAGTATATCTAGTTGAAAGTTTATAAAAAAAATATCTATCATTTCGTCTTGTAAATTGTTCCAAACTCGCATTCACCTTTCCGTTATATTTATGATAGTCATAAGCACTTGTAGTAAAATGTAATTTAACTGCTACATATGTCTTATAGACATCAAATCCTCTATTTCTTGTATAACCTTCTACTACCCCAACATCAACCATCTAACAAATACCTTACACATATTGGAAAATGGTCTCTCATATGTTTTTCTATATTATGTGTCACCATTCTTGTTTCAACTTGAGCATTATCTTTATTTCTTAAATTACACACTCTACTAAACGCATATAAACTACCTGACCATAACCACTCCGTCATCATACATTGTGGTAATATCATACGTGCCATTTCAGGTGCAATACCTGACTCTAACATATCCTTATATGTATCTTTAGTAGTATCTATCACGTTCATAATATCATATTCTATTTCTTCTTTACTTGAACCTTGTTTAATATTCTTATCAGGTCGTTTTCTCCATACAAAAGGTATATAAAATTCTGGTTTATCTGAAACATATCGTCTGCTCACTTCATTCCAACTTAAACCAACTTGGTGTTTAACTAATTGTCTTGCAACAAAAACAGGTGCCTTAATTCTAAATGATAATGAGGCGTGAGCAAAAGGTGACCAGTGTCCGTGTACCGCTAAATATTTAATTAACTTTTCATCATTATCATCAAGTTCATCTTTAATTTTTGCAAATGACACTCTAGCAGCATTTACTACTGATAGGTCACTACCCATTTTATCTATAAGTTCAACGTCCATAAACAACTCTAATCATATTTTATTCTTTTTCCGTGTTCATCTCTACCATCTGGAGCATATAAAACTTTATAACAATCGTGTGTCTTATTCCATTCACGATATCTTGCATATCGTTCAAAGGTATCATCTTTTTGTTCTTCTTTATTCTTATCTATCATATATTGCCTCCAATGTTCCAAAATAAAATATCACCTTTAAGTTTTTCTATGTTATGTTCTAACCATTTCCACGCTTTTCTATCCCAAGTTCCGTTGCAAGGAAATGGTACTTCATAATCTTCCATCATATCATCAAATTCAAATTGTGATTTATAAACATTAATATTGCTAGAAGAAATAGAATGACTTTTATATTTTTTATTAATTGTATTCTCATTTGATACTGTAATAACTTGTGCTTGTTTAATAGAATTAGAAAATAAATCACTACCTGGTGCAAATGCTTGGACAATTCCTGAACTTGTTACACCTGACCCAGCAGAAATAACTAAATTGTCAACTAAATGTTTTTTAAATACTTCTTCAGCACGCCTTTTTAATGTATTAATATAATTAATATGGTCAAAAGCATACGGCAACATTTGTATATCTTTTTGTTTGGCATATGTCTTAACTCTATTATATAATATAGCCATCATATTAGGTTTTAATTCGTGGAACTCACAATCATTTTTTCTTGCTTTATTTAATATAAATTCTGAATATGTTTTTGATGGTGGGTATGCGTAAATAAATTTAATACCTTTTTGCTTACAAAGATATGATAATGCCCAACCACTCCAAGAACCATTGACAGCAAGATGTATTAATGGATATTTAGGATTTAAATTATCTAACAATTTATTAATACCAGACATTTTACCCCACGGTGGTAATACATAACCATCACCCATAAGGTCATCCCTTTTAACAAGTATCTTCCGACCTTTTAAATTATATTCTTTAACTGGTGTATTTAAATTCAACATTAAAACATAACCCTTTCACTCCGATTTAAAATAGGTTTTGAAATCAAACCATTTAAACAATCTTTTATTTGCTGTTCTAAATCCTCAAAATATGTTGTGTTATTTTCATATGAAAAATTATGTTCCCAAGCAGTATGTTTTGTATAGGTGACTTTACCTGTATCTAATATTTCTTTTCTATATTCATTTCCTAAAGTATCAATATAAGCGTGGGAGATATTATCTATATTATCTAATAATGCTTTATTATCTATAACATCTGACCGACTAATTGATATTAATTTACCTTTAAATTTAGAAAGAATATCATCATTAATAAGATGTTTATTTTTCTTTGGTGGGACGGTTACAATTAATGTATTATAATTATGCCAATAGAATCCATCTATATTTCTTCCTACTATTCTTATGTTATCTGATTTTACTTTTGACCCAACTGATCCATTACCTATTAATGCAATTTTATCATCATCTTTTATATACTGATTTATCCAATCAGCAGTTGGTTGTGCAAATGGTTTTGTAGTAACAACTCCTATATTTCTTCTCTCACATTCTTTAAGATTGATGTTATCATATCCGTGCTGGCGTACTACAATCCATTCTAAATTAGGAAATGCTTTATAAGTTTTTTCACCAACAACACTAAATTTTACTGATAAAACTTTTACATCTTTATTGATAAAATTTAGACTATCATATTGACCGTGAGATTCCCACTCATAATCTTTCAAAAATATTTCTGGTGCAAACTTTATATCTTTTTTATCTTTTAATATTATCACTATTCTTATCCATCATTAATCTCCAAATCCATCTATTGCTCTTGGATGAAATGCCTCTTTCTTTTCTTCTTCTTTCAATTCATCCCATAGCTTTTTCTTTTTTTTATATTCTTTTTCTGTCAAACTATGCCACCCAATACAAAGATTTGTTGGTGACCTACCACATTGACATACCGACATTATTCTTCATCCTCATCTTCTATCTCTTTTGTTGCAAGTTTAGTTTCCCATTTGTAAATTATGTTTGTTAAAGATTGAAAATGTGGACTAGCTTGTGCTACTAAACCATCCCTAACTTTTCTTATATCATCTAATAATTCTTTAATATCACTCATTGTGGTAATGTTCCTGGTTTACCACCTTTTAATAAGTTTAATTTTTGTGCTTGAAATTGGATTTTTTCTTTGAGTGGTTTAGTAATTAATCGTCCTGCTGATTCTACTTCAAAATTATTCTCTTCACAATAAAGTACTATAGCATCTACGTATGACATTCCTTTATGTTTCTTTACAACATCCTCTATAATCAGCGAAAATTCTTTTGAGTTCATTACATTACTATAACATATTTATATTAAAATGTAAAGCGCCTGACTTCTGTTGCCACCTGTCAGGCAAGGCCGTCACCTATTAACTAGGCAGCAAGAGCAAACTGTTCGTTTGCATTTATGATTTAACAGTACGTTGTCAGCGATTTAACTCCAGATAGGTTTAGTTAGTAGTCGATTCTAGCTCACCCCCTTACAGCACATTTTAATGTGTTCTAAATTGGTGGAGGTGGTGGGAATCGCACCCACGTCCTCACTAATTATTAACTATCCTTCAACGTCAAATTCATTAAATAGATTGTCCACCCAGTGCTTTTACATCAAATGTTAAATCAAATGATTTATATAACATACACGATTCAGCATTATCTAATGTTGACATAACTACAATTGATTCTTTATAAGTTGGATCAACATAATAACTCACTACAAAAACTACTGGTCCATCTGGTTTTGCTTTTTCCCTACCAACAGAAACATTTACTAATTTAAAATTGAATTTTTTAAGATAAGCGTCAATATCTTTACTAGCGCCACATATGACAGGCAGTTGTAACCAATATAATCCAGGACCTTGTTCTGGTGCAGGTTTATAATCATAAGGAATATTTGGCATAGGATTTGCACCTTCGTGCTCCGCTACAGCAAACGTACTCATTGTTATGAGTATCGCTCCTACTAACGCTCCTATTATTTTGTCTAACATAAGTGACCTTCCGTGGATAAATTGAAGCCACTTTGTTAATGTTTTTGCTTGATTTTATCTTTGTTTAGTTCTTCGTAATATTTATAAAAGTATTTGATACTTTCTTCTAATTTTGGCTCAAAATCTTTTTTATTTTTGATAAAGGATCGCATTGTACCGTCTTCACCTGCCATTAATATGACAAGTTGTTCTATGCGTTTGTTAAATAACTCTTCATACATAATTGCATAGGCACAAGTTTGAATAAAGTAGTTTTCTATCCAATCTTCTTTACGTTCCTTGTTTGCTGTCTTAAAATCTAATACAGATAATTTACCATTGTAGTCAGCAACACAATCTACCTGTCCTGCAATAGTTAATTTGTTACTATACATTATTTCTTCTGACAGTTGAACATTATCAATTTGGTCTAAATAAGGTTTCATTAATCTAAACAAACCTAACGGTAAAACATCCCTTATCGCTGGTGTTTCACCTTTAAGATACTGTTCAACAAGTGTATGAGTTGCTTTGCCTCTACGTGCCGCTCTACCCATTTCCCAATTAGCAGCTTCTTCACCTACTGCCTTACGCCACTTCTCTAGTCCTTCTTTTTTCTGAACACCAAGTACAGTTGTAATGGATGGATAATTCCTACCATCTATTTGATAGAAACGAAAACCATCTATACGCTTACCTTTGGTTGTTGGAAGTTTTGTTTTATCTACAGCAACCCAATTAAACTCTTTCACTTTTTCATCCTCAATTCTTTTCTTAATGCACTTACTCTATACTTTAAACCATCAATAGTCGTGTACATCCATCCACAATCGTGTGGTTCTATTTGTTTTCTGAACCAAGTAATTGTTTCTTTTAATATTTCAATCTTATTTTTTATACTCATATTAATAATATAACATATCTTCTATGCTTTGTCAATGCTATATGCCTTTCATTGCGTACATATCAATGATTTTGTTCTTATCTGCGACAGTATCACTATTATACCAACGAGCAATCTCTCAGCTGGGGTCATATTTCTCATATAACGTCTTGCCATCTTCATTTCTATATGCCCTTAATACTTCTTTTCTATTGTCATCTGAATTCTTGTAAGAACAATGGATCCAGCCGCTGTGCGGTTCATCTGTATTATGGTACTCTAATATGAGTTGGTCAAAACCTAAATTTTCAATAATATATTTTGCCAATTCAGCATTCGCTACTCCAAATATTTCAAAGTCCGCTGCTTGCCCTTTAGCGTGTTGTGATTTAAGACTAGAACCAATTTTAACACATAACTCTGGAGAACGGTACCCACTTGATACAGTTACCACTTTCTTATAATGGTCTCTTATTGGTTGTAGTACTTTCTCACACAAATTTTTTAACGAGTCAATATGGTCTTCGCTAGGATTATTATTAATACCGTGTCTTTCTGCCGTCTGACTAGAAGTCAACTCCTTCAAAGAAAAATTTTCTGTTAAATGCATTTATTATCCTCTTGTTAATTTTAATATTTTTTCTATTTGACCTTTTATAATTGGACCTCTATTCGGCCAATGTATATAAGGTTCATCACTTTTTGATAAATTATATAAAAACGGTAATACAATCTTTTCAATATCTTTAAATTTTTGTAAGGTATCTTCATCACTAATTTCTTTTGTTACAGTTTCTTTATCATTTACTATTTGCATAATTTCGTTCATCATAGATTTAATAGTAGAAACATCTGATTTAACTTTAGATAGTTCTATGTTTGTTCCTTCTACTAATTTTGGGTCAATGCCAGGTTGTTCATCTTTAGGTTTACTAGATACTGGAGTAAAACCCCAATCGTTATCTAGGTCAAACCCTCGCATATAATCTGGTATATCTTTATCTGCCATTATTTTTTATTCCTTTTTAATTTATGTCTTTTCACCGTCTCCCTAGTTTTCACCTCTTTAATACTTGGTTTACCATATTTGGCTGCTAGGGGTGAATTTGGATGTGCTTCTGCTATTCTGGATAAGTTGTCCTTCCAACCTCCATCTGTTTTATAAGACATACCTTGAACACCAGATACTATATTTATTGGTTGTATGACTTGTACAATGTGTTTATTATTTTTAAGATAGTTTTCCATTTCTGTAATCATCATAAAGTCTACCCACACCTTACCAGTTTTTTTATTTTCAAACGTGTATCTTGGCATTTCTTAAATATTTCCTTTTGTACCATAAATAAAATTTAGGATTTGCCTCAAACTCTTCTACTACTTGTTTAGCAGATAATTGGTCCGACCTAATACAATCTGCAAGGTCTTGATACTTATTTTTTATCATATTTGTAAATATCTTTTGTACTCATTTTAGCAACTCGTTTTTCTGCCTCATAAATAACTTTATGCGTATCGGTCACGCTGTTTTCTTTTATTTTTCCTTCTTCACGAATTTTTTCCATTTCTCTTGTAATCATTGTACCATAATCAGACGCATTCATAGACCATTCCAAATCTTCTTTTTGAGATTCTAAAGTTTCTACCTTCACCTTTTTATCTTGTAAAGCTGGGTGTATATGTTCTATTGTCATTTTTCTTTCAATGCTTTCTTATGTCGCCTATCATATTCTGCTTCACTTAAAAAACCAAATTCATCATCAGCTGCCCCAAAGTTATAATATTTTTTAATCATAGGAGCAATCGTACCTTTTTGACGACCTCCTATATTTCTATGTATCCTTCTAGGAGTCCTATTAGTGTACATATTTTTTTTAGATGTCATTTTTCTTTTTTTCTATTTTAAAAAAGAAAGATAATGTTAATCTTTCTTCAAAAGTATAATCTAAACACGGAGCGTGGTATCTACCACCGTGATATAAAACTAGTCTATTTGGATAAGCACTTATATAAATGTCTGGCACTTTCTCCATTTGATTATTAAAAAATGCCGTGCCACCATCATATGCCTGGTCAAAGTACATCATACCTGCTATTAAAGGTTCAGACTCAGCTTCAGGTAGATAATCCCTATGTATAAAACCATATTTACCAAAATTTTGTGTAGATTCTTTTATTTCACTCAATATGATTCTTCTAGCAATTGTCTTGAAATCAGTAATTTTAGTTTGTAATATACTTTCTATATTAGTTTTGATATAATCGTTCTCTTTATCATATTGATTTTCATAACAAGGAAACGCCTGCATTCTATTGCCATAAGACGAACCTGCTGGTTGATGTACTTTGTCCCATTTCAAACTATCTAAATCTGATTTAATACTATTAAATTTTTCTTTTGTGAAAAAATTATAATGAATTGTTATTCCACCATCTAAAAGATTTTTAATCATTTTTAAAATGTTTATCTAAAACTTCAACAATTTCTGCATTATCGGACATTATTTTTAACTGCTTATTGATTTCTTCTAACACATCTCCGTGTGTTGCAACACCAACAGCATTACTTAAAAATATTTCAACATTTGCCCTTGCTTTAGATATGTTACCTTCAGCGTGGTCTTTTAATGCGTCCAATATTTGTTGTCTTTGACTCATATACCCTCCTAATGTAATGTTCTACTAGGTATAATGTTCATACCATACTTGTTTAAAACTTTTAATTGATAATCTCTATTCTCTGGTTTTTTCATAAGTTCTGTTAACTTCTTTTTCCACATAGTTTTCAACAACTCATTTTTAGCATTTTTTAATGCCGTTTCTAAATTGTGTATTCTATGCCAAAATATATGTTCACCATCTAACACGTTTATCCAATCTTTTATCATTATATCATTTCTCCTTCTTCTTGTCAATGTTTGTCTGCCCATTTTCTGGTGGATGTACTTTTACATCTTGGCATACATACTCTATACCTTGTTCAATTATTCTACTGACTTTACACTCATAACCAGTTATACGTGACAATACCATATCGTTAGTTGTGGGTAAATTTGCTAAACTTAAAGTAAAATCTACACCTGTCTTTAGTACAGACATAACTTTATATTCTGAATACGCACCTGTACTAGTCGCTAATAACGCTGGTGCTGTAGCGCCACACGCATTTAACAATAACAATAACAATAAACTAACTGTAAGCTTTTTCGCCATATTTTTTACTTCTCCAACCTGAATCAGGTGTAAACACATCTTTATTAGGGTCTGATATTTCTTTTATATCAGTAACCTTATGTGGAACAAAACGTTGTTCTATGTCCTTACCTGTATCACTATATACAAACGTTGTAATAGTTTTAGGTTCTGGAACATCTGCACCAAATGGTGTAGGTTCTAAATGTAATTTAAATTCATAACATTTACTACTTATTTCACTCATTTATTTCCTTTTTTGGTTTATAATTAGGGTCATTCCATTCCATTATCTGGTCTAATTTAATTCTAATCTCATCTGGATCCAAACCTAATTTCAGTAACTCATCTGTACCAATACTCTTAAAAAAGTCTTCATAATCTCTATTCTTTAAATCTCTCTTACCTAACTTTGCAAAAAATGTTTTGTAAAAGCCTTGCTTATCTCGTAAGTTTTTCGCCGTAGCTTTTGACGTAGCAGCAACCCTTTGCCAATTAATTTCTTTTGTTTCTTTTTTCTTTTTTGCTTCTTTCGCAATTTTCCTCTCTCTCATTGAAATATTAGCAGCAATCAATAACAATACTGCTAATGGATCAAATACAAATATCAATACTATAATTATATACCTAACTGCTTTATCAAAATGGTCTTTTGCTTGGTCCCCATATATTAATTCTGCAACATATTTAAGTGGACCTACATCTGCTTCTATCTTTAGTTGTGCTAATTCTAAATTACCTTTGTCTAATGTTAATTCTGCAATTCTCTCCATTGCAAATTTTATTTCGTTAGTTAATAATTCTCTCTCTTCTTTTAATTTCTTACGTTCTTTTAATCCTTTAGTAACACGTTCTCTAGTTATATAAACTTCTATTGCACGGTCTATTTGGTCTAACGTTAATTCTGCTCGTTTTATAACCTTCTCTTGTTGTATGACCTGTTTATCTATTAATGCTATATATACTGCATTATCACTTGTTGGTCGTACTTGGTCTAGGTGTGCCTTTGATAAAAAACCAAAGATACCCATACTTGTAACAAATACTAAAACAAGAACAGCAGTTGTTAAATATATCTTAATTGATTTTGGTAGTAATGGATTTCTCCAATTCTGATATAACCAACTGGCGGCAACTAACTTACCTACCTCTAAAGCAGTCCCCATAGCAATAATTGCTACAGTTGCACCTGCAAATAGAGTTGCTAATCCTACAATACTATACCCAGCGGCAATCGCTGATATAGCGATAGCAGAAAAAAATACTAATAAAATAAAAAGCATTATTTAGGTTTATCTTCTGGTAAAATTGTATTCTTTTTTAATAGATTTGAATTCTCCTCTACAGTTGCTAATACTTTTTCAATCTTTGCTATCATATCAATAACTCGTTTATCATAATCTTCGGTAGTTGAAAATTTATCTAACGTAGAGATTAACTGTACTGAATCCAATAGTTCACCTTTTTCTAATAATTTTGTTCTTAATTCTCTAAACTCTTTATATGCTGGGTGTTCATTTAATATTCTAATATATTCTTGAACACTATTACATTTTGTTGTAAAAACTCTTACACGCCAAGGTGTATCTTTACTCATACCTTGAGGTAATAAACCCTTACCCTTGTCCCAAGTCTTAATACCAAATAAATTATTTGCTTCTATAGCAAATCTACTTGTACCCCAACCACTCTCTAATGCCGCTTGTGCTGTCACCATTTGAATTGGTACTCTTTTACCTGGTGGAGTTTTCCAATTTAAATAATCAACACACTTGTTTACTTCTAATATAAATTCTTTTTTACTTGTATAGTCAAAACTAGGTTCGTGTAATCCTAATTTTTCTGCCCAAATGGCGTGTTCTACTCTAGTTTCTTCCGTTGCTTTCTTAACTGCAATAGGATTAGGCATAAATGTACCTATACCATATGTAACAGCAGATATTAAAACTAATACTGTTATAAGTTTAGCATACAAGTATAATTTTTTTATTGTATCTTTTGTTGATTGTTTCATTAGGACCTCGCTACTTGGTAATCGTATCCACCAACTGGTTGTTCTAATCTCTTCTGAACGAAGATTAATTTATTCTGAAATTGTGCCATACGTTTAAATATCTTTTCTGCTTGTATTTCAGTAAAGTTATCATAAATGTCATTTGACCAATTTCCAGAATAATAAATCATTGAAATTTCACCTTCTTCATCATCTAAAAATCTTTGAAGTTCATCTGGAACTTTTAATATTATTCTTTTTAAATAAGAATCTAATTCTTTTGTTTTTCTCACTTTATCCTCACTTTATCCATAATGTTATTTATATATTATATATCTAAACCGATAGCATTTAATTTAGGTCTAAAACTATAAAATGTATCGTTATGGTTTCCTGTATCCCCTAAATTTGCCATCTGATACAAATGTATCATTTCGTGCCCTAACGTATCAACAAATTCTTTTTTATTTTTATATGTCTTATTCATTTCTAAATTAAATTGATTTGTTCCTTTTCTTTTCCATTGCAATATAAGCACTTGAGCAACATATTTTTTTCTATTCATATACATTATATTGATATCATTAAAAGGAGATAATTTCCCACTAAAAACGTTATCGTTGATTAATCTAAAATACTTTTTAATATCTTTATATGTAGTTTTATATTTTCTCACAGATAAAAGTTCTTTCTTTAATCTTTTTTTGACTTTTTGTTTTCTTTTACTTGGCATTGCTTGTTTTTTCTATCTCCGTATTCTAAAAAACCATATAATATAAAACACCCAAGGATTACAATAAACAATTCCTGTGGTATAAAACTATAAATT